GCTTTCAAAGTACCATTCAATAAAGGTTTGAATTCATAATCCCTCCGGTTGAATGGTTCATCAGCATCAATATTTTCAGCATAAAATGGATATCCTCCAATTTTAACATTTTCCGATACTCCAGTAACAATATCATCATACATTCCCATAAAAATAAACTCCTTAAATATCAACATCAACATTTGTAATGTGATTCATTCCTTCAAATGCAGTAATCATTAATCTTTGAGCATCTTTAACAGTATGGTTACGTGCATCAATTCCAACTGCTCCTTCTTGAACAATAATAGTTACAGGACGATTGTCTTGTTTATCTGGAGCATTACTAACTGTAGTTTTCAAAGCACCAATATGTTCCGCAGTTAAAGTTCCTCCATTAGTGAACATATCCATATCCAATTGAGGATTACCGAATCCCCCAACAATTCCTTTTGCAACTTCATAACTTGCACGAGATAAAGGTTCATAAGCTGCCTGAATAAATTGTTTTGTATATAACATTTCTTGTTTCATGGTACGGGCAATATCCCCTGGAGAACCAACATTAACTCCAGATTTAAATGCTTCTACAACTTCTTTAGCACCAGCTTCAGCAGCTGCTTTAGCAGCACTAATACCACTATCCACAGCTGATTTAACATGCCCCATTTCTGTGCTCATAACACTTGCTAACTGCAAAGTAGATCTCATACCAGTTGTTGTCGCTCTACCCAACATTGCCCCTCCAGACAATGCAGCACTTCCCGCACTATTAACAGCACTAGAAACACTTGTCTGAACAGCACCTGCTAAAGGTGCAAGACCAGATTGCACACCACTAACAATTTGAGTACCAATACCCATTGCAGGTTCAGTAAAACCAGATGCTGCTGCTAATGTAGTTTTCAAATTCTCTAATGTTGTTTGAATAGCACCAAGCATTGTATCTGCGGTTGCACCATCAAAAGTAACAGTGTTAAGTTTAGCTAATTCTGTAGCAGCATTTTGAACATTAGTTACCGCAGTAGTGATTATACTTGAATCGAATTCTCCAATACCACTATTTCCAATTGTCATTAATGTAGTTGAAACTTCACTAACTTTTTGTAAAGCAGTTCCTATTTGTGTTATTTTTTCTGTGATTCCTTCATCGATTGCAGATAAAGCAGATAATTCTGCGAGTTTCTGTGATGCAGTGATTAAATCGTTTTTAATTTTTTCTAATCCTCCTGCAACATCGTAACCGCCGAATAATCCTTCAACCCAACTATCAAAACCAGAACCAACCATTCCTTTAATAGTGGTAACTGTATCATTGACTGTTGTTAATGTGCTTCCGACTTTTTGGATTTTTGTAGAAACATCATCAGGGATTTCACTTATTCCTGTAAAACCGGCTAATGCTACACTTGCATCAATAATGTCTTGTTTCACATTTTCTAATGCAGTTTGAATGTCCACACCTTCACCGAAGATTCCGCTAATGAAACCTCCAATCATATCGTCCCAGTTTTGACCGTCACGAATACTGCGTAATGCGGACATAGCATCTCCAACACTAGCGAGACTGTTACATACATTTTGAATATTCTGTGCAACACCACTATCTAATGGGGTGATGCCTGAGAATTCATTTAGTTTTTCAGAAGCGCTAATAATATCATTTTTAGCTTGTTCTAATCCTGCAGTAACACTATCAAAACCTAAAAGGTTAGCAACAAAATTACTGAAACCAGTTACAATATTATTCCAAGTTAAAGAACCCATTGCTTCAGCAACACTACCTAATGTTTCACTAATAGTTTTGATTTTAGTTGCAACACTTGGATCAATAGCAACAGTATTGAATTGTGATAACTTTTGACCGGCTTCTTTCAATGCATTTACAGCAGTATCTAATGGTCCGAGAATTCCTGTGAATCCTCCAGTCATTACGGCCAGTCCAGTCATAATGGATGCGAATGACATTGCAGCCATAGCAACTCCAACCCAAGCTAATGCGGTTGCTACTTGACTTATGCCTTTAACTGCACCATCTAAGTTAACATCATCGAAGTTTAATGATTGCATGAAATCCGCTAATAATTTCAGGAATACCATTGCTTCAGCAGCAATCAAAGCCACGATAGGAATCATGATAATGATTACTGCGGATAATGCGAGCAATGGTACAATCATGGATGTGAATGCTGCACTTAGACTTGTTGCACCGGCAGCTGCTGCTGTTCCACCTGCTGCACCTGCTTCCATTGCAGGGCCTGCTGCAGTTGCTGCTTCACCTGCTGCTGCGGCTGCACCCATTCCTTCTGCAATGTCACCAGCACCTTCTAATGTTTTACTAATATCAGATGCTTCATCAACAATGTCAGCAACTTCTTCTCCACCTTTGAAGAAGTTTTTTATTCCACCAAATAAATCAGATATGTTTCCTTTAACTCCTTTGTCTTTTCTCAATTTGAGTTTGTCAAAGAAACCGCTTTGAGCATAATCTAAACCCCATTGTAATTCATCTTTAGCTTCATCAATTTTAGCTAACTCTTTCACTACTTCTCCGGCTTTATCTCTTTCAGATTGATTTAATTTAATTAATTCATCAAAAGCAGAGAAATTATCTTTTCTTGCAGCTTGTATTTCTGCTAAAGATTTTTTACCATTTTTTAAACTATCATCATTCAATAAATCAGAGAAATAATCCATTTCTTTCTTTTTAGGTTTAAATTGACTTCCTTTGTTATAATACATGTTTGAACCAAAGTCTTGAAGATAATCCATATCTTCTTGTATTTGGCCTTGTTTCTTTTTTAATGAATCTAATTCTTTCATTAACTTATCCGCATCTTGATTTGATTTTTTATTGTTTTGAACCAAGTCAGATAACATTAATGCATCAAATCCACCTTCTACGATTTTTTCTCCTTTACCGGCTTTTTTACCTGCTTGTGCTCCAGCACCTACAGCACCACCAACACCAGCAATTCCAGCACCCATATCACTAATGTTACTGACAGTATTAATAGCATCTCCTGCTGCTTCCGCAGCTTCACCAGTGCCTTTAATAACATTTTTCAAAGCAACGAAACCATCTTTTAAATCCCTTATACCATTAACTGTAGTGGAAATATTCCAAAACCCTTGGTTCATAGCATCAATACCACCACTAACAACAAGCATTGAAGCTGCAAGACTTCCACCCAATTCACTATCTAAATCAATGAATCCACGTTTAATATCCTTAATAACCGGTAAGAATTCATTACCAATTTTTTTAGCTGCACGACTGAATGATTTACCAATCAATGCATCTAAACCAGTGTTGGTTTCCATTAACTTTTCTGTTGAACCAGTTACCTTATCAACAGCTTTCATGAAACCTTCAACATCTTTTTCATCACCATTCCAATAACCAGTACGTTCCAATGCATCTTGAGTAATACCATACTGGTCAAGTGATGCGAAAGCACCTTTAACACCTTTGGATAAATCCATCATGGATTGTTGTGCAAGGTCTGTTGAACCTGTCTGTGCTAATACTGCTGCACCAAAGTTAGCCATTTCATCAGTGATGTTGGTCATTTCTTTATCTGTAGCACCAGTAGCAGATTTAAATGCTTTTAAAGCAGGAATCAATTCTTGCATTGAAGTTAAACTTGAATCTGTAGTTTTATCTACTTTCTCATAAAACTTATCATAGTTTTTACCCGCATCATCAAGCATGTTCTCTAATAATACTGCATTGGTTTCTGCTTTGGAAGTTGTTCCAAAAATGTTATCTAAAGCAGATTTACCAGTTAAAGATTGCATGACATTATCAGAGACTTGTCCGAGATTCATCATTCCCATGTTAATACTAGATAATGAAGATGAAATGCTTGAAGCCATACTTTTAGCATTAGCATCTATTTGACCAAACATTTGGGAAGCATTATCCCTCCCACCGACGGTAAGCATTATTTCTTCTGTAGTATTAACCATTCTTATCTTCTCCTCATACGTTTTGATTTAGATTTAGCTTTTTGGGCTTCTTTTTTCATTTGTTTAATTCTTTTTTGTTCGGCTTTGATTTCTTCACCATATTTCCGCATAAGTAGTATAATATCCCAATCACGATTATAAAAACCACGAATAACTTCACTAATTGGGATGCATAAGTGTTTACTGACACGGAAATAAACTTCTCCAACGAAACTATCTAACATCTGGAAATAAGTCAACTTCTAATCCTTCATCAATACGGACAATTTCTTTGCATCGATTATAGATTAAAACACGAGTTCCAATATCAATAGTTTTCCAGAATTTTTTGCGAGCAGATTTATTTAAATCTTCATCGCCAACCAATTCCACATGGTTGATTAAAAAAGTAGTAATAACATCATTGTTTTTATCAACGTCACCTAATTTTTCAACAATTTTGTCTTGAATGGATTGTTGCATTTTTTCTTCTTCTGGAGATAATGGTACACCATTAGTTGCTTTACTGTACACCATCTTTTCAGATTTACTTAAATCACGGAATACTCTTGTTTGAGCATCTAATAAATCCATATATTCATTATCTGATAATGGTTTTAAACGGAATTCTAAACGGTATACTTGTCCATGTATTTTCACATGCATGTCAAACCTGTAACGGTTTGGATCATCTAATAAATTTAATAATTCAGTTGAAGATTGTATAACTTTAATATTCGCATCAATATTTTCTTCTAATTCAACACTATCGTATTTATTGAAATATTCACGATATTTGTCTAATAATACTTGTAATTCCTCTAATTCTGTTTGTGTGAATTCTTCTCCATTGATGCATTTTTCTGCTAATATTTTTTCATGTTCTTCAAGGTATCCTAAAGGCAGTCTTTTGCATTCTTCAGGAAATACGTTTTGAAGTGCATATTGGTCTTTTGCGTCTATCATCTTTTTCAGCCTCTCCATATAAAATATTATAATAAAATAATCATGAAAAAAAAATAAAAAAAATAAAAGAAGACTTAACAAAAGTTTTAAATCTTCTTTTTATTGTCTAGGTCTTTCAACACCTAAAGCATTACCACTACAATCAATAGTTGGTCCGTCATCACCATGGCTCATTGTTAATTCAGTGATTTTACAATAAGTCAAAGTTAACCTATGATTGTATTTTCCACCTTTACCGAAATTGTAATATTGAATAGGGAATAATTTACCGGATAATTTATATTCAAGTAAAAGGTCATAGAATTCTGGTTCTACACCAGATAAACCCCATTCCACAGTATCTTTTTTACTGGTTCTACGTGTACCTTGTTCAGAATTAGTGACATATTTAATATCCCCACCTTCTTCACTAAGGTCAACGTTATTTTCATTAGATAAGATAGTAGTTCCATCTAATCTCATTTCAGCTAAATCAAAAGTATTATTGGTTGGGTCAACAGTTATTGCCATGTTATCTAACTCCTAACAGTTGTTACAGGTGCTTCAATATACATAGTGAAGCGGATTAATTCAGTTGAGTTTACAGGAACAGCTACACCTTCAACATCCAAATCGAAAGGATTAGATTCAGATTCTTTAACATCAATATAGGTTCCTTCCATCATGTAGCCAGCTTCTTTCTTCTCAGAAACCAATGTATCAATATCTGCTTGGAGATAAGAGAGATTGACTTCAGTTTCGTTTCTTTTGAGTTGTGGATATAATACTTCAAAAGCATCTCTGATAAGTTGGTCTACATTTCTTCTTGAATGTAACAAACAATCGTTTGGTCTGTTATCAGGATTTTTTGCAAAAGCAGTTGAAACTGCAAGACAGATTTTTGGATGAACACTTTTTCCAGGTTTTTCATCCCTGTTGAAAATGATACCATTATTTTGGATTTCATCTTCTTCATCATCAGTTCTTTCAGTGAAAGTTCCTGCAGGAATAGAACGGTATTCTTCATATCCTGGTTCTTCGCTGAAGTGAGTTGTGAATATTCTTGCACAAGTAATACCGAATTCATCAAATGGTCCAACTAATCCTACTCTTGGGTCTTGAACATAATTGGTTTGTTCGGCATCGTTTAATGCTGCTAATTCAGTCATGGTCATTCCATCAACAGAATAATAAAGAATTCTTGGGTTTCCTTTTTTAGCATCTTCTTTAATTTTAGCAAGACCAGATTCAATGATTGGAATGATTTTTGCAGCAGTATCAGTTTTTGTGAAACCAACTAATACTTCAGCTTGTGCATCTCTTTTGATTTTTGCAGTTGCGAATGCAGCAGTCCATGCAGCATTATTTAATTCCGGTGTTTGGCCGGAAGTTTTTCCAGTACCTAAGTCAATAACATACACATAAGGTACGGTAAGATCATCAGATTCTTTTTTAATATTTTCTTCAAAGAATCCTTTTAAAAATTTAAGAACTGGATTTGTAGCAGGGTCAGTACCAATACCACCATTAGCAACACTTTTTGCAGCTGCAGTATAATTTTTAAATTTTAAAATACCAGTTGCTGGAGTGGTGTTTCCAGTAATACCTATGATAACTGGGATTTCCGCACCATCTCCATTTGGTGTTGGATTGGACTCAGTTTCAAAGTATTTGATTTTTGGAGTTTCACTTAAATCAATTGACATATTTTCTATTCTCCTAAAAAGTTTTTAACATGTTTGTTAAGTTCATCCATGGTTATGGATGGAGTAATATCTTCAATACCATATTCAGACTCTTCTTGTCTGTATTGGGCCAATAAACCTGCTGCACTTAAAGCACCAATGATAATGTAATTTTTTTCAGGGTGTTTTTGAACTGCTTCGTAAAGAATTAACTTTTCCGCAGTTTTTTTAGCAGGAGTATTGTTTTCAGATTTTTTATCAGATTTTTTAGTTGTCATAATAAATCCTCATTAAAATTAATTTCATTGAATAATCTTCCACCAATCCGGTTAAATTGGTAATATTCAAGTTCTATTTTGAAAATTGTCCGGAGTATGGATTCAGATTCATCTAATTCATCTAAATCAGTCATACTATTGACATGGAATGTTCTTTGTGGAATGTTATTAGTTTCAAAAAAAGAAGTGTAATTTGAAATGTTTGGACATTGGCCTTTGTTTGCCCGTCCGTTTTGTGAGTCTAACGCTTCACATGCATCATCGAGTTTACTACAATGATTATCCTCAAAACTGAAATTAGAACAAGTAGTATAATGGTTTGCTTCTAATTGATTAAAACGAGTAATTATAGCATTTATAAGACTTGTTCTTTCTTCTTCTGTATTGCACCAAATGTTAATCCAAACTTCAGCAGAATATAATCTGCGCATATATTGAACATTATCAATTTCAACAGATTGTCTTCTGATGAAAGATTCATCGGCTAATTGCACATTAACACATGGTGTTTGGTCAGATGGAATGTACCTACTGCCGGTAAAAATAAATCGGTTATGTATTGGTAAATGATTGTATAATAAATCGATAAATGCTTTTTCAAGCACATGCATAATTATTCAAAAACTCCCAAAGAGCTTAATTCTTCATGAACATACTCTTTTAGTTTTGGAGCAATTTTTCTTGCAGTACGAGTAACAAAAGGATTAGCAGGCATCTTTGAAGTTCCATATTGTACAAATTGCCAGTATAATGTCCCATTACTTCTTGCATTACTCCTTAATTCACCAGAACATTTATTCTTCTTATATTTATGAATACTTCTTTGCAAATTTCCAGTTGGCTTGTAAGGTGGAACCGACCTTGACATACTATGCCCTGGTCTTGGAACTTCACGTTTGATAATGTTCTCCGCTTCAGATAATGTATGATCTATTCCACGGTCAATTGCATCTTCAAACTTCGCACCACTTTTCAAACCTAACTTTTTATAATAAGAATCAGAGAAATCTACGTTCACAGTAAAAAGATTACCCATACTTAGATTCCCCCTCTTGAATTATTTCTTAATTTTTGCAACAGTATTGTTTTATGAGGTAACAAACCATGATTCCAATTTTCCGGAGTTCCTATTACTTCATAAGATTCCCCATTAACTTTAACTAAATCAGTATCATGGATTTCTGTGTTTTCATCAACAATTAACTTATAAGTGTCAGTTAAAATTTTCCCAAATTCTTTTAAACTTGATGAATCGGATTGACGTTGAAAATTCCCTTTCACAGTTTCACGAAGTTCATAACCGGTTTTAGTACCATGGTAATCGTAATCATCTTCAGTATAAGAATATAATTCGATTTCTTCATTTGGAAAAAACACAGGCATAATTTACACCAACCATCGAACACGTGGGGAATTATAAGATGCTTTTAAACCTTCAATTCGAGTGTAGATACGATTTCCAAGACTGTTGCTTGTATCGTAACTAACTGATTGGTCTGCTTCATGAATACTTGATATCTCACCAGCATTTTGATTTAAACTAGTGAAACCATACAAGACCATATCAGAAATTAATGGATTGAGTTTAGTTTTAATATCCTCATCAGATAATGCGTGAATATATTCAATAACCAACATACCATTATGGAAGTTATTAAGATAAAAGATACCAGCAGTTTCATCAAGGACATAATCCACATCTTCTGTTAATTCAACACCATCAATTTTAAAAGAAGTAACTTCTTGTATAGGGTACCAATCTGATTCAAATAAATCACCATGGAAATCTTTTTTGATTTGCTTACGATTTACAGGGTTAACTGGTAATCCAGTCAGGGCAGTAATTTCAGCAACTTTCAAATCAATCAAAGATTTTAAAACACTTTCATCTTCTAAATCAGAATCAGATACCCCTTGTAATTTTAAAGTGTTTTTTAGTTCTTCAGGAGTAATTAAACTCAATTCATTGATGATAATCCCTCCCTTTAAAAAAAATATAAAATTTATAAAAAAAAATAATAAAAAGGATTTAAAATATTTCATAAACCCTAGTCTTTTCCATCATTAGATGAAGCAGGAGTAGTAGATGTACTGTCTCCTTTGATTTGGTCCATGAGATAATTAAATCTATCTTTTTTACTATGTTTGCATTTTTCAGGCAAGTCTGCCCAGTAATCTTTTGCCATAAATATCAACTTCCTCAGTTATATTTAAGCATTGGATTTTGCATTTTTAGTGTATGGTACAACAATAGTATCCATATCTCTGTGGATTTTAGCATCAGCGTTAGCAACAACCGCAATTTTGTAACCAAGGATGTTAATATCAAATTGGGATAAAATTTCTGCATCGTGTAACATACCGAAGCATAAGTTGGATGGATCACCAATAAATGCATATCTTAAATCAGTTACGTTGGAACCATTACCTGCTGGTAAACCAGTAGTAGTGTTAATTTTCATGGTATCCCAACCGTGTCTGGTTTCTCTGAGAATATTGTCTTGTTTAACTTCCATTCCCATAATCATTGGGATTTTACCATCCTTAAGGATAGCGTCACCGAAGTCAGATTCACGGGTTGCAATGTCTCTTACAACTTTGGTGTACATTTGAGGAGGTACAACAATGTTAGCGTTTTTCATGTTACCATCTTGGTCAACATATAATTCAGCTGCATCGAGTAATCCTTCTAATGCATTATTACTGTATACTAATGGTGCCATACCATTTGCATCAGTAGTGTTGTCAGCTTGAATAGCTTTAGCTTGAGCAAGAATACCATTGTTAGTTGCAAAACCAGTTGCTTCACCGGTTTGAGTATTTACACTAGAATCAGAGTAAATACCAAATCTTTCAAGAGCAGGACCAGATTGTTCACCAACGTAACTGGTGAAGATAGTTAAGAACTCTTCTTTAGCAATGTTTTCTAATAAGAAGTTTCTTGAAATACTGGTCATTGCTTGTAAAGGTTTAGCAATTAATTGTTTCCTACCGAATTTAGGTGCAGTTTCATTTTGAGTTAATGGAGTTGAAGCACCGGTGGAAGGGTCTCTTTGTGCATCGAAGTCTAAGTCTACATCTAAATCATCAATGTCTCTGATTAAAGCAGACATGGTTAATACACGAGATTGTTTTAATAATTCTGGTTCGTGTTGTACTGGGGTGAAGAAGTCTTCTTCAAATTCTGGTTCAGCCCATGCAGGGTTTAATTTACCTTCTGCATCGAATGCTCCATCAGCAAATTTCACATTAAAGTTTTGTTGTCCTAAGATTTTTTCTTCTATAGATATCATAAAAATTATCTCCTAAGAGTTTTAGTTTAAAAGTCGAAAAGTGTGTTACAAATTTGTAACGGGTTAAAAAAAAAATATTTAAATTATAATTTTATACGTAATCAAGGTTTCTACCGAATTCATCACGTCTAATTTTATTTTTAGACATGGATTTTTCTTCTAATTTACGTGAAGTTTTCCTAGATTCTTTTTTGAATTTGTCAAATTTGGATTTGATTGATTTTTCATTCATTTGTTTGACAATCTCATCGTGAACCATTTGTGGGATTGATTTTTCTTCAATACAATCTTCATCGGATTTTTCATCTTCTGGTGATTCAGTTTCATCTTCTTTTTCTAAATCTCCAGTTTCTGGTTCACTTATTCCTGCTTCAGATTTAACTTCTTCTGTTTCTTCTTCAGGTTCAATAACTTCAGGTTCTTCAGTAGAAGCATCTTCTTCTTTTGGTTCGTCTTCAGGAATTTCTTTTTCATCAACAGTATCTTGAATAGTATTACTTGCTTTTAATTCTGCAATTACACGGTCTGCAACTTCTTGTGCAGCTTTACTTGCAGAAGCATCAGAAATACTTTCAAGCTCTGGACGAAGATTGTCAATGATACGAGGTTCTAATTCAGCAACAACCTCATTCATTAAATCTTTCACTGCATTTGTTTGAGCCTCAGATAAACCAGCACCAACATCATCATTATTATTAGCTTTTTCTTCTACTGGTTCTTCTGGAATTTCTTCTTCAATTTTTTCATTGTCTTTCTTTTCCATAGTTTCACCATCATCGTTTGTTATCGCGTGATAACATGCACCAGTCAAACAGTTGCTGGCTATCAAATTTTGGCTTTTATATTCAACAGTACCGTAGGTATCCCAGTTCATTGGGATGTAGGTTAAGGTAATGTCTTTCAAGTCATAATCAACAATTAACAAGCCTTCTGGTGTTCTTTGTTTTTTAGGGAATCCGGAAATACTGAAACCGAAGTTCATTCCGATGTCAAGTCTTTCTTTGATTCCTTTTGCATATTCGGATAAGATAGTTCCTTTAATCCAAAGTTGATTATCTTTTATCCATGCATCAATGACTGCACCAATTCCACCTTCGTAATGTCTATTGTGGTCACGGTATATGTTGATCCCAATAGCTTGTTTTGCTAATGAGTTTAATACTTCAGGTGATACGATTTCATTAGCATAGTCTTTGTTGGTGGTGGAAGCGACTCCGATAATTGTTAATGTTCCATCATCGTTTAAGTCATAGGATTTACTTTCAATGGGTAAACCGTAGACACGATATTCCATAGCTTCAGTCATTTTGTATCACAATTCTAAAATTTTTATAGGTTTTTGTTCTTTTCACTGATTGAAAGTGATTTTTATCTTTTAACCTTTATTCTTAATTTTTTTTAGATAGCAAGAGCTAACACGAACCTATTTTGCTAAAAAAATAATATAAAGAATGAAAAGGTTTAAGATTTGTTAAAGAACATATGATAAATTTTAAATAGTTTTTTTTATAGGTGGAAATAATCCTATTTGATTTTAGGATGTGTTTTTGTTTCGATTATTAAAATAGTGAAAAAAGTGAAAAGAGAGTGAAAAAATGAAAAAAACTTTTTTTAATATTTTAATAAGCATTTTAGAGGATTATTTCAAATTTAGAGTTACCTATAAAAAAAACTACGCAGATGTATATAGAGGAGGTAAAAAAATTACTTTTTCTACCCGAGGCACATATTTTGTTTGACGCAAAAAGTAAAAGGCTTTGTGCAGAAGCAGAGTTTTTTGTGTTTAGTGAGGGTAGGATAGTTTAGTGACATAACTACCCAGGATTGGTCAAAGTCGAATAAACCAAAAAAAATATTGGTGATTTTTTTTATGAAGATTCGTAGATATCAGATAAAGCAAACGAAGTTCATTTTTTTTTACTAAACAGCCTTTTTTTTAGGTGAATAGTTTAGCCACGTGTTCAGGTGGAGTCCTATTAAAGTAGCGAAATGACTTTGATAAAATTTGAAAAAGACCAAATAATATATGGACTTGGTCTTTTTCAAGTTGAGGTTTTAAAATAGAAAGTTGTTATATTCGATGAATTTTAAAGGTTTGGAGGATTAAAAGATACATGGATAAAAATCTTTTTATCCTCCAATGTTTGTTTTTTTAATATACCTTTATTTTGGAGACTTGTATATTAAAATAGTTGTTTTTGACTATTATTTTCAGTTTTTTAAATGACAGAATTTAATTTTTTTTTTACACCATTTTTTTTGGGTGATGTGAAGGTTTAAACTTCAGTATTTATCACCATATGATTTTATGTTGGGGGTTTGGTTGTATTGTAACACTTAAATGTAATAAATATTTTACAATGTATTTGGTCTATTAAAAAAGGCCACAACCTTCACTCAAAAAGCCATGACCTATAATACACTAATGCAATAAACATAAAAAAACAGAATTAAGTAACACTAACCAGAACACCATCCTTATCATAACCCCCACCTTTACCAGGTAAACCTGGAGCAGGAGAAACAGTATACCACACAGCCTCATCAGCAGTTTCAGATATCAACAATTCATGAAGATCATCTTCAAAACGATAAAAAGTATCATCCTCAAACCGTTCAGTAGAATAAGATTTAAAATCCCCATCAACCTCAATATTCAAAACCGCATCAGATAACTTGAGGAACAAATCAAATTTATTAAGTAAATCTTTGATAAGCATGATATTCACCAGTTTAGTTAATAATAGATTATGCATATCTTCCTATAAATATTTTTAGATATAAGTGAAATCAGTTGGTTTAAGACTTCTCCATTTCGCAACGGCCCAATCATAAGTGATTTTATGAAGCTTAATCCACTCATCCCAAGGAACCATCTCATAAACATAAAGACCAACATTTCTTTGCATAGTAGCTTGAGATTTATCAGCTAAATCATCCATAGCAGCCATGGAACCAGTCTCAGCCCAATTCTCAGAGATATCAATTTTTCTCCAACCATCACCATACCAAGAACAATGCTCAACACGATAACCATTATCACTTAACCATTTCTCTTCTTCTTTAACAATATCCTTCCATTCTTTAGTGGAACAAATACCATATTCACGTTTATTTATGGCTTCACGAGCATCCCAATATTCACTGCGAGAATACTTTGAAGGGTTCTTAAGAACATCAACATATTTCTTTTTAGTTAAACTAAAATCAAGACAATGACTCATTTCATGATACATAGTCTGCCGAACATTACCCCTTTCGGTTTGATTCCTGTTAAATGAATTAGGTAACACTCTAACAACTTTATCATTCCAAGTAGTATAACCTAAAGTTCTTCTTTTATTTTCATTAACAAAATCAATACCATTAGTTGCGAATTTAAAAATATCCGGAGACTCTTTATACATCTTTATAATCTCTTTCAAATCATAAGTACATTTGCCAGAGTTAGTATTATCAATGTATTTTTTAGCCCCAGTATTTTTAGTGAAGTAAACATCAAGATTAATCACTACATCATGGTTAATTGTTTTACCAGTTTTTGAATCAGTGAAAGTTAAGTGATCTGTGAACTTCTGAGTAGGTCGACCTTTACTATCAGTACCACGCTCATAATCCAAATTATAAAATGCTGCAACATCTTCAGGAGTTTTCAAATTATCATAAGTCAACTCAGATGTTGGTCTTGACTGTTCGGATTTAGGTTGATTATTTGAAGTTTTTCTTTTACGTGGTTCTTTATAATCTTCACGAATTCCTCTGCGAATTGTAAATCCACGGTCTAACCATTCTTGAGTATTAAATCCTTTAAGAAGAGAATCACCAAAAGTTTTATTATATAAATCTTTTAATTGTTTCTCATCCATTATACCTTTAGCTTTGGCATCTTGAACTTTCTGTAATGCATCGACTTGTGCGCTTTTGTACACTACTTCCATTTCATATTGACCATGCCTTACTGTGTGCAAATCAAGTTTTTCGGTACTGTGAATGTACCATAATTCCTTGTTAGATACAATGATATGTTCTGAACCGGACAAGCTTCTGACATGCTTTAAATCAGTTAAGCTAGGGAATGTTTGGTCTTCACTATTTGAGATTGTTCTGATTGTGTTGCATTGTTTATCAACATAATAATCTCTGAAGTTAATAACTCCACGTTGGCCTCTGATTTCTTTACCAATTAATTCACCAGTTTCTGGGTTGAACTCATAACCGTATCTGTTTTGGTTTTTAACCTTTTTAGTTGACCATTTAAGAATCTCTTCAAGTGTAGTTTCATTTAATGGTAAGTCTTTTTTCAAGTCAGATACTTTTTCATCATATTTTGGTTCCGGTAAAGGTTCAGGTTTTGGCTCCGGTTTAGGTTCTGGTTTTGGAGTTGGTTCTTCTTTCTTAGGTTTAGGTTTTTCCTTTTTAGGTTTAACCGGTTTAGTTTCACCACCTAAAGCTTTTTTCTTCAACTCTAAAAACTTCTTCTCCAAGAAAGCTAAACGTTTCTGATGCTTTGCAATCTCTTCAGCAGGAGCATCAGGATTATCTTTCAACCATTGTCTTTGCCTTGGAATGTTGCGTTTGCAACTATCATATTTCTCCCGTTCAGCAGGACGCAAGTTTTTCATTAACTGTTCCTTTGTAGGTTCAGGTAAATCTTCTTCCTGTTTGCGAACAGTTACAGATAAAGGAGTTAAATTAATAACTGGAGGATTACTTGGAGGGTCAGTTTTAGTTTCCCAAACAGTTAAGTAAGTGCATCTGCAATGAGGATGAAACGGAGGGAAACGCCCACCTTTAATTAAACTAACAATACTATGAACCTTTTCCCTTTCAAGTAATTCCGGAGAAAATACTCTTGGTTCATCTTTATTGAATTTATAAGCATATTCAAGACAGGTAGTGCAAACATGACTATCCTCAGCAGTTAACAGTTTAACATCAACAAATCCTTCATTTAAATATGATTGCACCATACCAGTATTCTGCATACGGGAGGTTTCTGTTTTCGCAATCATTGTTGCTCTTTGACGAGCAGTTAATGGTGAACCATCTAATGGAGTAACACCGGCTTTCTGCAATGTCCTTGCAAGATTATAAGGGTTTTCACCAGATATGATTCCTTGCAATATTTTATTTTTAACTGTAGCTTGCAGGTCTCCAGTTAAACTTTGTATTAAATGATAATTGTAATCTTTAGCTAAGCGGATAGCTTGAATGTCCGCATCTGTGTAACGGATAGTTTCACGGATATTCTCATAACCTTTTTGTTTACCATGGTCATATATAGCGTCAAGTAAATCATCAACATCTTCATAACTGTTATCGAATATATCATCCCATGCATCTTCTAAAGCATCAAAGATTTCTTTTTCTATTTCTGCATGTTCAAAGAAATAATCTATTGCTTCATCAGATTCTAACCATGCGATTGATTCTCCAATTTGACTGTCAAGCAGATCATCAATTAACTGATAGTATTTACTGGTATCTTCATCATTGATACTTTTACTATCAAACAATCCCCATAAATCTAATTCATCAATTAATAATTGATTTGTGAGAACCCTTTCGTTTACAGTTATCATTAGTATTCTTTCCTTAATCTTTCCATGAGTAATGCTTTTTGCAAGTTTTTATTTTCTAAAGCAAGACTTTTAGAATCAGAAGTTAATAATTGATTTACACCAGCTTGACCATATCCTAATGGTTCGTCACCCCAATCCACAGGGTCCCAACCATAATTTTTACGGACCTCATTAACAGTACGTATTCCATCACGTATCTGTGTTGATTCAATGTTGGCTCTTTTCAGTTCATCTTCAATATCCATTTCATTGAATTGGAATACTTCATCAAAGCCATTACGGCCTAATGCTTTGTTGAATGCTGCTTCATAAAATTTTGCTTTAGCATTCATCACATTTTTGAACTGTTCTTTTTGAGCTTCACCATTACCGCTTCCAAGGTTTGCGGTTTCGATAACTCCAATCATTGCTGGGGGTACACGGAATAAACTTATAATCATATCTCTGCACATGTTCATCATGTTAACATAATCCATGTCTTTATTGGTGACTTTTGCAGATTGATATGATGCTCCTTTAACTGCTAACATTCCACCTTTCTCCCTGACTTGTGATTGTATCATAGCTTGCAATCGGAGCAATTCTTTATTGAATAGGTTATCTTCCATATCCTTATCAAAACTTAATATTGCAGTTGGATCAATACCTGCATTTTCCATTAGTTTTTGATTGTAGTCTAATCCAAGCCACATCATCAGTAATGGTTTTTGGATTGTTTCCAATTTGGATACGCCGAATTTTGATTCTTTAAATTCAATGGATGGTTCGTAGATATGGATTAATTCATCCGGTTCATATCTTATATTTGGTTTATTCCTGAAACCATATTGGTCGGTATCATCAAACCATCTTAACAAGCTTGCAGGCACATATTGTAACCCATTAATGATATGGTAATTGTTATGGTCATAGTCAAATTCTTCATAGTTTACTTCGATAAATGTATCTCCTATGAGTTCTTGACTGTTAACTAATTGTCTGATAAATACGGGGAATGTTAATGCTGATTCATTCCCTTCAGGTTGATTGAATAAATTAGTAAGGTAACGTGTGTTGTTCACGTTGACTGTGAATTCATCTGGATTGTTTATCTTAAACCCATTAATCAGGAAAGTGTCTGATATTGCATTTACACAACTAAAGACATATGGGTTCTGTTGTGCTTTTTTAAAGAATGAGAATTCACCAGCTGTTTTATTAGCTATACTAAATAAGAAACCATATTGGCGCACATACTCTTGGAAGAGACTATCTTCATATGGTTTTCGGATTACTGGCATTACAGCATTCCTAAATTTTGATTTTATATTCATACGAAAGTTATCTAACATTATAATTATCTCCCTTAAAAGTAGATTACACCTAATGGTGTGGCATCTGTTGTTATTTCAGCTGGACCGAATAATCCACCTCTCCACATGTCGGGGCAGTGGTCATTTATTTTTAATGGTTTATCTTCTCCTCTTTGTTGAGCTTTCTTATCCCAACTGTAGGTTTGTGCTTGACTTACACTATTAACACAGTCCTGGTGGATTAAGAATTTTTGATTATTGAATAAGTTTTGTATTTTCTTGATGTCTTCATATGTATCTGGTGCATATGTCTGGACATTCATTTTTAATCTGCTGTCTTTTTGACAAGCAGTTTTCAATGATGCTGCATCATGGGGTAAGTATACTGTGTTGTTTTCATTTAAGTTATATTTGTCTTGTAAGTGTACTATATCATCAACACGTTCACTATCTGATTGTGCCACTCCGATTTCTTCTTTATCGTAGTAGGTTTCTTCCAATAGGTAGTAGGTGTTACCTTGATGGGTGTCATAGTGTATTCCCATAACACCAAAAGTTGTAACAGTTGATACTCCGTAATCGCAGCATATGTTAATATTATGAATTTTTTGATCTTCCGGAAATTCATTATTTAAGTAATTCCATGTGAACACATTTTTATTAGTGTCAAACATGTCATAGATTGCTCCTTCAGCAATAACCCATTCACCAAGAATATTCCTTTTATAGAACACTTCAGATTTCTGATTAACACGTTTTAATTCTTCAACATATTCTGTTGGTAAATTAGGATTGTCATCTAATAAGAACTTCCATGTCTTAACAGTTCCAGCTTCCAGTAAATCATGATTGTTAATATAATTAACAAAAATATAATGATAAGGACTGTCAGGGTTAGTGTTCCAGAACATTTTAGCTCCAACATCCGAACACCGTGATATTGCCATTTCTACCGCAGACTGCGGACACCTTGCAATCTCATCAGCATACCAACCACCGACAGACATACCTGCGATGACATCAACAGCTTTCTCATCATTGAAACCCATCACATAACAGGTTTTACCATCAATGATTAATTCACCATCATAAGCATGAAACTCATAAGGGATATCCTCAGTATTCATCATCGCAATTAAAGGATTAATAACATTCCTTTTCAAAGATGATGAAGTCTTACCACTTATTAAAAATTCATTTGAATCTGATTCAGCAAGAAATGTCAACCATCTTGCATTACAAGTAATAGTCTTACCAGACCTTACTGATCCATAAGCAATATTAATCCAAGCATCACTATTCTCAAAAAAGTTAACAGCAGTACGGCCAAACTCACCATATTCAAAATAATTCTTACTTGGCCTCATCTTCCCGCCTATGCTTATCTTTACTATTTCTTATAGCATCAGCAAGACCATTCAAACCTTTATGATTAACATCAGCTTCAATCTTCTCCCGCTTACCATACAAGTTCGGATGCCTACGTTCCAACATCCAAGCTGCAGCTTGCCAATGTTCCATACTAGCATTTGTAATAACCTGTTCAAAATTATGCAAAGCTTTCGATTTAGCTTTATCAACACATTCTTTGAACTTAACAAACTTAGTCCTACCTTTCGCATTCTCCGCTCTATCCATCCAATTATAATATGTTCTTTCAGTAATGCCAACATATCCACAGGCACCTAAAATACTATCTCCATTCTCAATAGCTTGACAGAACTTTTCTTGCAATTCTGGAGTTAATTTAGTCTTAGCCATAGGATTAATCCCCTCCTTTTTTTTAATACTGAAATAACTGAAAATAAATAAAAAAAAATTTATGATATTTTCTCCAATACATTCACACGAATATGCTCAGCAACTGCTCTCATTAAGTTTGGTGGTACACTATTACCAATTCTTTCTTTAACTTGATTATCTGACCCTATCCATTTGAAATCATTATCCTCATAAGTAAATGATTGTAATATACTTAGTTCACTTACATCCAACTCCCTATCTTCCTGATAATGAACGAGTTGTGGTTTTCTTGTAATTGTTGGACATGGTTTATTAGGTAGTAATCTGTAAATATCCCTGGTCTTTGTTGGGAAGTTAGGCACATCACCTGACTTCTGTCCAGGTTTTAAATATTTACTGTATCGTGTGATACTGGAGTTATTAGGTTTAATTTTACCTTCTAAATGTCCAATACTCTTTTTACATGGTATTGGTTGGGTTTTTGGTTTTGGGTGACTTGCAGGTATTCCAAGGTCTTTTCTTACACCTATGAATATCATCCTTTGCCGACTTGTTGGACAGTTGTAGTATTGTGCGTTCATTAGTTTTGCACGAACATCATATCCACTTGCTTTTAGTTCACGTAGGATGTCTTTGAAGATGATCTTCATGTTACCTTTCACCATACCTGATACATTTTCCATTACGAATGTCTTGGGATATAATCCTCTTAGTAATCGGATGTATTCATGGTATAATTGATTTTTGAAGTCACAAAAGTCTCTTGCACCTGCGGTACTGAATCCTTGACATGGTGGTGACCCGTCGAAGAGGTCTAGTTCTCCTGGTATGAGTCCGGTTATGTCGAAGATTTTTTCAACACTTAATTTGTGGATGTCACCGTAATATATTGGTGTATCTGGGAAGTTTTTTTGATATGTTGCTACTGCATGTGTGTCCATTTCGACTGCGAGTAGGACTTCATATCCTGCTAGTTTGTAACCGTAGCTGCTTCCACCGCATCCGCTAAAGGTTGAAATTACTTTGGGTTTATGGTGAATATTCCTCTTTTGGGAGTTCATATCCACACCTTGGGCAAGTGATTGTTGGAATATTATCTGCTATGGATTCATCGTATTCTGGTTCATCTTCAGGGATTATCAGTGATGTGTCTAGATTTATGTCTTCTTCAACAATAGTTGAAGATTCATCATTTAGTTGATTTTCTTGTAATCCTGTGAAGCCTGATATTTCATTTTCATCGAATCCAGTTAAACCTATGTTGTTGAATCCTGAGTCTTTTAATTCTGTGAAGATGGTTTGTAATTTGTTTTCATCCCATTCTCCACTTACACGATTCAGTACTAGGTTTAATGCTTTTTTCATATCTTCAGAATCTAAACTTTTATCATTGTCTGGGAATACCCATCCGAAGCTTTCATTTAATCGGAGTAGGTTTAGTTCTGTGAAGATATTATTATCTAATAAGTATTGGTCGAATAAGACGTCGAATCTTTGATGTCCTCCAATTATTTCATTATCAGATAAGCTGATTAATATTGGTTCCACTATTCCAAAGTTATCAATACTGTTTTTTAGTTTCTGTTTTTCTTCTGTACTGATTTTTCTAGGATTATATTCGGCTGGTACAAGGTCGGTTATTTTTATTTTTTCGATTTCCATTTTTGATGTCCTCCAAAAAAATTTTATACCAAACCCTTATTTTTTTGTCATTAAATCATTTAATGAGCGTGAAATTTATTTTAAAAATAAAATATTTAGAATTTTATATGAAATGAGTAATTGCATTTAGTAATATTCCGATACCGGATATGAGTAATGCTATTATTGCGATTTGTTGTGTGTTACGAGTATTATTATCATTTTTTGTTTCTTTCATGAATTTATCATATAAATCTAATCTTGTCTCAATTGACTCTAATCGATTTTCTAATTGTGCATCATTCGTTTCTGAATGTAATATTAACTTATTAACATTTTTATCTATATTATCAATTTTTTTATCCATATCTTTCAGGTCATCTTTGATTTCCTTTATTTGTTCTTTTTTATATTCGGCTTGCGCTTCTAATTCAGCGAGTTTTTGAGATTGACCCATGATTTGGTCTTCATGTAGGCATTCTGGACTAGGCATCATCATCACCTACATATATTTCTTCATATTCATTTGCAGGGTCAATATCTATGATTTCATCTTCATATTGATATTTAGCAACCATCTTCGTCACCAACTACCACATCATCACTGATTTCATCTTCTTCTGAGATAGTTGGATCAACAATAATATCATCAGTTTCTTCTGGAACTGTTTCAGAATATTGTTCATGAACCATTTGTTCAGCTCTATTTACTCTTATATTTTCAGTCCCTTGTGTGACAATATATGCAGCTATACCTACAATTGGTGGTATTAACCATGCATAATCTGGAGGTATAATTTGAGCTAATCCGTCTTTACCAAGATATGCTATAAACATTGCAATGAATGATATAGCAGTTGCAAATTTTGATTTGTATTTGTAAGTTTCAACCATAATATTACCCCTAAATAAATAGATTATAAAAAATAAAATTTTAAAGCTGTGAGGAGGATTTGCACCTCCATTTAAGGCTCCATGGACATTATTGTCAAAATACAATAGAATGTGACATTTAATTGAAATTATAAGAGACTTTTAATTTTTTTATTTTGCCATGTTCTCCACAGCATACACTTATATGATGAGAAGACCGTAAGGTAAATCTATTTTGAATCCTGCAACATAGTCAGAACTAGCACGGGTGATTAAACCACATATGGTACAGTATTCATAACTGCGGTTTTCACTACGAACAATTGTTAATGTCTTACAGTCAGGACATTTATCAGTATTCTCTACTTCCTCAATTTCATCGTCTTCTAGTTCTTCATTGCACATAGATTCCCAATTATTTGATTTTTGAATAAAAAAAAGTTTTTTATAATATCTTCTCTATTAGTAAGTTAATACCTAGCGGAAACATTAATATTTGAGGGAATATCTTTTTCTAGTTGGAACTAGTTTAAAATAATAAACTATTATATACTAGTAACTATATATAACATATCAGTATAAAATTTTTTTGTTTCTTTTTTTAAAAAAGAAAAGGCAACCATCTAATCATTTATCCAACACTGCAACATAAGTAAAACCATCCTTAACCTCAATAACCAACCTAAAATGAATATAAAACCATCCAGTAATATTAATAAACACTTCACTAGTCCTCGGAGGATTATCTGTATAAAACTCAATACTTGGCCTTGCACCACCAACCTCAATAACACCATCATCCCTTAACAAAACACCATCCTCACCAAGACCAGGTAAATTAATAGTAACCGGACCTAAATTAGTTTCACACTTCAACAAACCATCAACATCACAATCATCAACATCACAAACATTAATCTTAACCATAATAATCACCTTCCCATTCAAAAAAATACATAAAATCCTTACCCACAGGAACAACAACTCTCACATTATTAAATAACTTAAAACAAATCTTATCAGAACAAAAAACAACACAATCTAAATGCCGTAAATTAAAACAATAATCCTTACGCTTACGATAACTACCAGAATCCGTATAAACAGTCTCATACTCACAATTAGTTAAAACCAATTCAGCATCATAAATAACATTCACTTGAGAATAATACTCAGTAATGCTTTTCAATAAATTAACAACTTCCGGATTGTCCAATAAGTCTTTTGAATCAAATTGAACTGTAGGTTTGTTTAAACGAAGATTCGCACCACTAAACATATTATCTTTTACCTTCCCTAACAAGAATGTCATGCTCATCAATAGTATGGTTACGTGGAACAATCGGAATGCGCTGCATAAAATTTTCCAATAATCTGCAAACTATAATTTCAAAAACTTGATCTGTTAAACCATACTTTTTTGATACCCTGTAACTTTGTAATTTTATTTTGCTGTTTTCAATCTTTTTAACATAAAACATGAATGCTAAGATTATGCATTTTTCTGAAGCTGTATGATGTAGTTTTTTAAAGTTGCTGCTGAATTCATCTATTAGGTATCTGACAAGTTTTTTCTGATTTGGGGATAGGACTAATGTTTTTGCTTCAAGGCATAATTCATCAAAGTCATTGAATAATTCTAAGCATAATTCATCAAATATTAAATGTCTGTTTTTTCTTTTTTGTTCATATCTTACTTTTCTGTTTGTTTCTTTGCTTCTTATTTCTCCTCTGACATAGGGCTTTTCATATAATCCTAATAAATATTCTAAGCTTCTTTCTTTCATAAAAATCACATGATTGAATTTTTTTTTGGTTTTAATTTTATAATTCTCCTATGCATCTTCTTTTAGCTATTACTCCTAATCGAACCCAATCTGTTTCATCAGGATTAGCTTCAATTACTTCGTTGATTATTCTTTTTACTTCATCTTTATCAGCACATCTGTATGCATCCCAGCAGGTGCGAACATACATGTGAACTTTATCATGCATTTTTATCAACTACTTTGAATTGAATATAATAAATTCTTGTAAGATTATCTAAAGTCGGATAAATGTTTAATAATTCATTTTTTAATTCTTGCGCAGTTTTATATCCTTCTAAATTTGCATCTTCCTTGTTTAAATATTTGAATTGTTTATATCCAGTATCTGTAATTTGTATGAAACATTCTTTTTCAGTTCCAGGAAATATTGCTTTAACTATTTCATCTTTTTTGAATTTTTTATTGTGTTTTCTGATTGTTTGTCTTTTAATTCCGGAAATAATATCCTGATAATATTTTTTATTGAATTTTAATAATTCATACATAATTTTTTATCTCCTGTTTTTTTCATAATGTTGGCATGCTGTGTCATTGAATTTTATTTTTAAAGTTGGTGTTTCAGATGGTTCTGCTCCATCCGGTTGTGGTTCTGGTGGGAATAGTTCATCTACCTTGCTGCAGTAATGGTAGAAGTATCCATCGGTTGTTGTTTCGGTTCGTGTGTAATGTTTGCATTTTCCACAAATGTTAACCATATTTTAATCCCCTTTAACATCAACATCTTGGATTTTATCTAATCCTTCAATTGCTTCCTTCATTATTCTTTTAGATTCTTGAACAACTGGATTGTCATTGTTGGCCATC